TCATCCCCTGCTCCGCGCCCGTATCTCAGCAACCTGATACCGCACCAGCACCATCACCGCTCGCACCACCAGCTTCAGCGCCGCATTGCGCTGCCCCGCCGTCAGCGTGTCCCAGCCGTCAAACGCCGCTTGCAGATCCTGCAAAATCCCGCGCAGCCGCTTTACATCGCTCGTCCGCCCAATCCGCTGCCCAATCTCACCATTCGGTCGTATCTCAACAGGCATGATTTTCTCCTATTCCGTCGCTTCACTCGCTGTAATGACGCGACTGGCAAATTCCAGCGCGCCCGGCGCAGTGCGACGAACCGTCACGCGATACGCCCCCGCAAAATCCACCGCCAGCGTTAGCGTCGCCGCGCCGCCCTCGACCGCCACCGTCCCGCTGGCATAGTCCCCGTCCGCATAGTCCACGCCGTTCGCCGTCCCGGTAAACGTCACGTTGTACGCCAATGCCGTGTCCGCTGCGATGATGGGGGAGTTGCAAATCAACGTCGCCGTGTCCTGCTCGTTCGCCACGATTTGCGCCTTATTGCTCGCCAGCACCAGCCCGAACGCCCCCGTCTCCACGATCTGCCGCGCCAGCTGAAACTGTGTGTAGTCCAGCGGTTCGTTGGTGACAATCGTCAGCTTGCCGCCGCCGCTTGCCAGCCCCAGATAATTCGCGCCAAACACCTGCCGCAGCGCCGTTTCAATCTCCCCCACGCTGGGTACAAAGCCAATCTCCATCGTCACCGTTGCGCTCATTATGAAATCTCCCGTACCCACATGTGGACGTTCGTCATCTTCGTCTGCGTCGTACCAATCCGTCGATAACGCAGCTTCACTGTGTGCGTCCCTGCTGCCACAGCGTTGGTAAAACGCAGCCAGCTTTGGGTAATCGAGCCAAGCACACCATAGCCTTGCTCGCCTGTCATCATCATCGATACCCCATCCAGATGTACGTCAAACGCACCACCATCCCCCGATCCATGAAAACTGTGGATTTCCACGTACACCGCCAGCCGTCCGCCGTGGGTCGCCAGCGAAAAGTTCAGATTCGTCGCATCGACATCCACATACGTCGGGCTGGTCGTGATGTAGTCCGCCCCGTAGCGATGCGCCACAACGTGCGGCGGATCCTTCAACGCCAGCAGGTTGTCCCGCACATGCACATTAAAAACTTCCGCCGTCGGGATTTCGCCCGCCACCCACGTCCTCGGCGTCACAAACACCGGCATCTCTTACCTCCTGTTTTGCTATTGGCTGTTGGCTTATCACCACCCATATCTTCCTCCCCCTCCACCCTCTTCCCCTCACAACGCCACCGCATTATCCCCATCCAATTCCCCACGCGCCCCATCTTGCAGCACGAACCACCGCTCGCGGTCAATCGCCTTCAGCACCCATGTCACCCGATGCATCGCGTGCTCTGCCACCACCTCGTGCCGCTCACCCACCAGAACGTACAGCGCGTCATGCCCGCTGCCCACGTCCGTCAAGCGCAGTCGCGCCCCCACACCCTGCCGCAGCCCCGCCAATGCCGCTACTTCGCCATCGCTGGCATAAAACGCCAGAGTGCGCCAGCGAACCTGCGCCGTCCCATATCGGATCAACTCCGCCCGTGCGATGTTCATGGCAAACTCGCCATCGTCCACCGCGGGCAGCAGCAGCAACCGCGCATGACGGTCGTATGCAGCGATGCTCGCCGCGTCCAGCGCCGTCACCATCTCGCTGCGATGAGTCATCAAAGGAGTCCCGCGCAGCCGCAGAAGTGTCAGCGAAACCGTCGCCATGCTCGTGTTCAGCACCGTCACCTGTGCTGCCGTCGCCCCTGCCTCTACCAGCACTTCCACCAGCCCGCTCGCATCCGCTCCGCCGCTCGTCGCTGCAAAGTCCGTGCCACGCACGGGCGCAATGACCTCCAGCGCCGCCACCTGCGCGTCGCTCTCATTGCCATACTGCACCAGAAAGATGCGGCTTTCCCCGCCACGCAGCTGAATCGGCTTTTCTGCCTGCCATAGCACACTCCCCGGCAACCCCGTTTCACGCGGCACATAAGCAGCCGTCACCACGTTCGCCAGGTCGTCACCTATCGTCGCGGCTGCTCCACTCAACGTGTCCGCCTCGATCAGCAAGCTTGCCGCTATCAGCGCATCATGATGACGATTGTGAAAGCGAAATACACCCGCCCGCGCATCCCAGAAAAAGCGCCCGCCCGCCTCCGCCGCCACCAGATCGCGCAGATACGCGCCTGCATCCACCGCATCGCCAGTGCCCACCAGGTCGCCCGTCTGTTTCAGCCGCGTCAGCGCCACCTCAAATATCGTCATCGTGTTCTCATAGAGCCGCCCTTCGCCTACCTTACTCTGATTCAGCAGCCAGTACAGACGGTCATACGGATACGGCATCAGCGGAGCATCAAACGGCTCGCGCAGTGCCTCGTCCACCCGTACATCCCGCCTCAGCTTTGGGGCATACGCCGAATCCAGCAGGCGTGGCAGCGGGTCTTCTGCCAGAATACGAATGACATCATGCGCGGTTGTTTCGTTCATTACCGTGCCAGGCGCGGGCTGCACCTCCCGAATTTTTCCCTGCCACAGCACATGTACCTCTGCTCCAAACGCACCCTTCACCCGCACCAGTGCCCCCGTCGGCAAATCCCCGCCAGTCACTGATTTATCCAGCAACACTTCCAGACGAGCGGGCGGCGCAAACACCTGCTGCGGTTCATGCATCCCGTTCGTCCACGTCATGCTCACCACACCCTCCGTCACATTCGCCTGGGCATGGGCAAATGTCCCGTCACGCCCCTTATCGATCTCCACTGTATACGTCAGACTGTTTACGAGTGGCGGCGGCGGCGGTGGTGGAGGTGGCGGTGGCGGCGGCGGCGGTGGTGGAGGTGGCGGCGGCGGCGGCGGTGGTGGGCTGTAGCCAACCCACAACGTGCGCTCCAGCATGTCCTCAGGCAGCGCCGAAAAGCGCGCCACTTCCCCCGCGCTCAGCGCCCGATTAAACACCGCCGCAAACCCCAGATTGCCATTAGCGCCTTCGCCCGTGCTGGTCGCGCTGCGCTCAAATACCGTCACCCCAACCTTGTTGTGCCAGTGAACATCAACGTTGTGCGTCAACGTGACTGATTGAGCCAGAACAGGGTCAGTCGGCGTTGCAAACAGGTGACGATAAAAGGTCACTGTGCTGCCCTGTCGCGTCACGACATAAACCGCATAGCGACCATCAAACAATATCGAATTGCTGCTGGAGGCTACAGCTTCGTTGTCCCCCGTCCCCAATCGCGCATAGCTGAAGCGCAGGTCTGAGCTATTGCCATTACGGGACAACGCCAGCGAATAATGCGGATAGTTCCAGCCACTTGCTGAATGGGGTACCCCCCAGATGCCCCCCCAATCGGCACCGCTGTTCAGCGCCGCCCCGACAAGAATCGTGCAGTCGCGGGTAAGGCTTTCCAGCGGCGTTGACCAGGGGAAGCCAATGCCGCCCGCAGTGTTTGCCGTCGAACGAATGACCTTTGACTGCTGCCCGCCCAGCGCGCCGTTTGCCAGCAGCGTCCCCACGCCGCCCGCCACCAGTTCGCGCAGGTCGCCGTATTCCGGATAACACAGCCAGACCAGCCCGGCACGGCGCGCTCTGCTAGACGGTCTCCATTGCATAAGCCACCATCTTTAGCGTATTGCCACTCGCCGCCATCGCCTGTCCGCTGTTGTTGATCAGCAGAAGTTTAAAATCGCCCGGCGGTAACACAATGCCCTCCAGCACCAAACGCTGCGCGCTGGCGCTGTTTCGTACCGCAAACGACCCGGCGTAGCTCGCCGCTGACGGCACTGTTGACCCGCCGCCGTCAGCATAGTTCGTTCCGTCCACCGTCGGCAGAATGTACAAATCAACCGGCTTGCCCGCCGTCGGCGCGCTGGCAAACGTACACACCAGTTCAAACAGCGCCTGCAAATAGCGATTACCGCTGCCGCTGTTGGCAAACGCGCTGCTGGCGTTCGATGTCGCCGCGTTCGCCAGCGAATTCAGTTCCGTCGTCAGCATCGTTTGCACTGCCGACACCGCTCCATACTTATGCACTGCCATCGCTCACTCCTCTCCCCTCATCCCTCATCGCCTCTTCCCCCATCTCCTCATCCCTCTTCCCCCATCTCCTTTCCCCTCTGTGCCCTCCGTGCCTCTGTGGTTCAAATCCCTCTTCCGCACTCTCTGAAAGTCCCCTCTCCGCTCGGAGAGGGGATTTAGGGGTGAGGTTACACCACCTCCCGCACCACCAACCGCGCCTCCACGCCAAAGTACCGCCCCTCACCGCCATCCGGATAGGCAAACACACCCCCCGCCAGCGTCACCGACATCACCACCGCGTGCGTGGCAATCTGCCAGCCCGCCTGCATTGCCTCTCGATACGCCGCCGAGTAGCGTGCCAGCAGCGGCGCAGACTCACGCGGACCGCGCCCCTGTCCGACAGGCATAAACAGCGCCAGATCAACCAGTTCCCACAACGCTACACTGCGCCCGCCGTTTAACGACCGCGCCGTCAGCGACCGCGCACCGCCGCGCACCGGCAGCAGCAGGCGAGCAGGCAGGTGCGCGCTCTGCACCACGCCCGGCAGCGTGTCTGGCGTGTAAACAGGCACAAGCACCCCATCCAGCAGTACATTCCGCGCCGCCAGCGCCTCATAAAGCCCCGTCATCTCCACACCTCCCCCTTATTCCTCATCCCTCCCCCCCTCCTCCCTCATCCCCTCATCCCCTCTCCCCTTGAAGAGGGGTCGGGGGTGAGGTCTACGGTACCAACCGCTGATACGGCATCACCAGCGCGCTCACATCCGTCGGCAGACGGGCTGGCAACAGCACCACACCATCCGCCGACGTGCCGCCGTCTGCCAGCGCATCCACCGTATCCCGCTGCCGATACAGATACGTCGCCAGCCGCAGCGCCGCCTGCGCGATGTCCGACGGCGCGCTCACGCTGTACCCCCAGCGCCCCGTCACCAGAATCGCATCCTCCGGCTGTGTCGAATACGTCCACGCCAGCCCGCTGGCGCTCTTCAGCGTCAGCGCATAAAACGGCGTGCGCCCGCGTGGCTCGGTCACAAGCTGCGCCAGCGGCACACTCGTCCCGTCGCCGTTCACCACGGCTGTCAGTTGGCACAGATCATCGCCCAGATACAGCGTCCGCCGTGTGCTGCTCACATCACGCAGCCCGTCAAATGCCCGCGTCGTATCGGCGCTCGCCTCAAACGAACGCCCACAACTGCGGTTCAAAATCGCCGTCGCCCGTTGAATGCACGCCGTCAGCAGCGCGTCATCCTCCGTCACCGTGATCGCCAGATAGCTCTTCAACGCACTCAGCTCGATATACATCCCCTCTCCTTCGCCCACTACTCAGCACCAGTCACCTCATCCCACTTTCCCTCTTCCTCCCCCTCTCCAAGAGGAGAGGGGGCTGGGGGGTGAGGTCTCTCCCTTGAGAGAAAGGTTTTGGGCGAGGTACTAATTCACAATCTCATCCACGCTCGCCAGGTCGTAGTCCGCCGCCGCCGTGTAGCGCAGGTCGCCCCCCAGCGCGATCACGCACGCCTGCGATGCCGCCGTTCCCACCGTCAGCACCCCGCGCACGTAGCGGAAGCCCTGCTGCATCACCTCTTCCGCGCTCACCTCAACGATGACCTGCTTGTTGTCGTCGCTGCCCGCTTTGGTCAGTTGGGTAATGCTCTTGCCCGTGATCGTGGTCGCAAAGCTGCCGCCCGCGCTCGTATCCCCCTTCAGCAAAAAGTCCACCGTGCCCGAAGTCCCCAGCGCACCCACCGCCACGATGAACATCAGGCGACGGATGTACTTCATATCGATGACGGTTGTATTCACCGCCCCTGCGCTCAGGCTCGCCGGGTCAATCTTCCCGACAATCGCCAGCGTTTCTGACAATGCGTTGTTCATATTGTTTTCACTCCATTGCTATGTGATTGACATGAAAGAGAAGAGGTTTATTCAAGAGGAAAAGAGATGAAGAGCGGTAGAGAGGTTTTCATTTGCAATATCCTCTAACCTCTTCCCCTCCAACCTCTTGAATAAACGTCCCCGTTAGTCGTTGAAGCTGACGAACGGCGACACGGTATACCCGCCCTGCGGATCCGCCAGCGTAATCGCCGACTTCATCCAGGGCTGCCCGTCGCAGCGGATGCCGAAGCGCCAGATGTCCTTGCCTTCGGTGAAGGCGGCATGTTCGCTGAACTCGATGTACAGCCCGCCCTTCTCAAACAGCAGGTACGCCCCCAGATCGACCAGCACGGCACAACCGCTGTTGTCCGGCTGCGGCAGATGCTCGCTGCTCACCAGCGGGTAGCCCAGCAGCGACAGCGGCGTGCTGGCGCTCATGCTGTTCACAAACGCCGCCCCGCCCGTGCCAATCTGGAACAGCGCGATGTCGTTGATCATGCCAGGGTGGTAAATCCAGACAGGGGTTCCGGCGACCGCCTTGAAGCGCGCCACCATCTCCACCGCGTCGGCATAAGCGAAGGTGTTGTTCGTGTCCGGCGTAATGCCGATCAGCGCCGGGCTGTTCAGAATGCCCAGCGGCTCGCCCACGCCCGTCCCGCGCAAAATCTGGTACTCCAGCTTGCTGGCGACCGACACGCCGATCACATTCCGCAGAAACGCTTCCACGCCCGCTGCACTGTCCGCCCGCAGCTCACGCGATACCTTCACCATGCCCGCCGCCGAGTCGTGCAGGCGATAGCGGATCATCTCAAAGTCCGGCTGCGTCTCGTTATACGCAGCCCCCTCAGCACGCGGCTTTGCCTTCGTCCCCGCCGCCAGCGCTGTTTCGCCGCTGCCCGCCGTCGGCGCGAGATATTGATCCAGCGCCGGATACTCGCCCACAGGCGCATTGACCGGGATGCGCCGCACCCGCGCCAGCACCGGCGACTGTGCCGTCGCAATCTGCAGCAGCTGCGCGCTGTACTCCGTCGGCACGGTGTAGCCGCCCGCGCTGCCCGTCTCTACGCCCAGCGCCTTCGTACTCTTATAAATCGAGCGCAGGCGCACATCGTCGCCGCGCATCACCGCCAGCAGCCAGTCGCCCAGACTCTTGATCTGAGCATCTGCCGCGCCGCCGTCCATGCTGAAGTAGCCCGCGCCTTTAATCGCCGGGGCATCTTCCATGTAACGCAGCACCTGCGCCAACTGCTCCGAAATCATCTCCATCGTCGGCATGTCGTTATTCCTTTGTTCCTTGTTTGTCGGTGTTTGTGTGTGAGCATCCGCCACCGAAACACGCAGCGGTGTCTCGGTCAGCGTCTTGACAGGCATCACGCAGGCGCGTGGTTCTGCCGGGGTCGGGGTCAGCGAAGCCTCAGCAATCGCCCAGCGGGTGATCGGCGTGGCAGCATTCATGCTGTCTGTCGCACCGCCCGCTGTCCGCAGCGCGCCGCGTTCCACTAGATGCGCCGCCGCCCCCGATGACCAGCCCAGCTTGTCCGCCACTGCCAGCCCGTAAATCGCCCGTTCATACTCGTCGCGCAGGGCAAGCTGCGCCTCAATCCAGATACCCAGCGGGTCGCGGCGCAGGTGCGCCTTGCCCACGCGCCGCTTGCCCAGCGCCGGGTCCAGCCCGTGCATGTAATACAATCCAACTTCTGCGCCGTCGTCGAACCCGAAGTCCGTCGCCGCCGTGAAGAAGTCGCCCTCCAGATCGGGCGATGCCTCGTCGCCATAGACCACGAGGTATCCGCCCAGTTTGCCTTCGCCCAGCGCCTTAATCGCGCCGCCGTAAGCAACCAGTGTCTCTGCCATTGTTTTGCCTTTGGCTACTACAGGGGACAGCGCACAGGGAACAGGGAACAGCTATCAATCAGATGCAAAAATGCGGTTCCCTGTCCCCTGTTCCCTTATGAAAGTCCCATCATTTCCCGCGCTTCCGCCTTGCTGATGATGCCCGCTGTATACAGGGCAGTCACCTTCTCCGCCTTTTGCGCTTCCAGCTCCTGATACATCTCCATCTGCTCTGGCGCAAAACGCAGCCGCACACCGAGCGGCGCAAACAGCCCGGCGTTCAGCGCGCTTTCGATCAGCCGTGCCTGGGGCAGCACGGTCTTGTCATAAAAGTGCAGATCGTCCTGGCGGGCGGTGGCATAGTTGGCGGCGCTGCTAAACAGCAGCGAATGCGGCACGCCCAGCGCGGTCGCAATGTCCTCGCGCTTCTTGTCTGTCAATTCCGGCAGTGCCAGTTTGCCCAACTCCACGTTGCCCGCCAGCGGCTGCACCTTGATCTGCCCGCGCAGCGCAATCACACGGAAAGCGTTACGAAGGCCGCTCATGGCGCGCCGCGACCAGTGTTCCAGTCTTTCGATATCCTCCATGGGCGGCATCCCCTCCACTGTAATGAGGGTTGGCATCATCGTCCCGTGATGGAAGTACTGGTCGCTAAACGCATCCGCCGCGTGCAGCATCCCCGCCGCCTGCAGCGCGGCACGGGCGGGGGGAGTCCCGTGTCCAAGCTCCGCACGGCGGGCAGGCAGACCAATATGCACAACCTCCTCCAACGCCAGCGGCACGCGCTCGCCACCCACGCTCCGCTCATATCCGACACAGCCACGCACGTCGTCGTACAACGGCGTGACTGAGGACGGATGAAGCAGACGCAGCAGCTTGACGCGCCGTGCGGCGTTCACCCCTTTGAAGACATACGCCGCGCCATACAGCACCAGCCAGCCTTCAATCTGGTTGAGGAGGACGGGTAAATCCAGCACAAATGGCAGCTTTGGCGGCGCATCCAGCGGCGCGCCTTCAGCATTTGTCCAGCGCCAGGGCAAGCCTGCGAGCGCGTCCGCCCGCAAGTTCACAGCACGATACAGCCAGGGTGTCTGCTCATAAAGTTCGAGCAGTTCGCCCCCGCTGCCAGTGCCTGCCAGCGGTGTCCATGCTGCTTCTGGCAGTGCATCCAACGGGAGTGATTTGACGGCGAATCCCGTCGCAGAGGTTGTCAGAAGCAGGTGTCTCATCATTGGCGCTCCACAAATGCTAATTTCCGCTCATTTGTTCTGTTCTCCATCTTGATCGTATTGCCTCTGTCAAGCAACACATTTTTAATTTTTTTCAAACATTTCTATAACTTTTTCGTGGAATATTTCTTCCTGTCGCTCCTGCGAACACAAAACAACCTGATCGTCCACCTCGTACCCCAGCAGCGTCGCTCGCCAGTACACCCGCTCGATTTGCCGCAGCAGCCGCTCAACATCGTCCGCGCCGCAGCACACCCGCCTTGCCAGATATGCCGCACGCAGTGGTGTCACGCTATCGCTTGCGACATCGGGGTGTTCGCGCAAGAACAGGCGGTCATAGTAGAGCAGCCGCTTTTCCAGGGGTGTTAACGTGAGTCGTCCCTGGCTGGCATACACGCGCACTTCGGCTGCTGCTTCTGTCGGGCGCGACACGAAGACAGCATTTCGCTCGCGCAGGCGCTCACGCTCCTTGCCACGCGCACACATCCGCACATACTCAGCACGAAATGTCGCGTAGTTAAAGCGGCGCGGCGGGGTGGTTGTTTTGCGGAACTGCTGCTGTGCCTCCAACAACTGCTGATAACGAGCGCGAAAAGTCGGGTAATGGAAGGACAT